CGTTGCCGGCGGCGGTGACCGCGCGGCCGAACACCTTGTGCGATGCCGCGGTGATCGTTGCGCGGCTGTTCGCGACATCCCAGTACAGGATCGCGCCAGCGGCGACCACATCCGTCGAGAGCTTGTCGATGTTGAACACGCCGCGCAACGAGAGCGCGCCCAGGGTGTTCGCGGCGGTCGCACGCTTCGCGACGCCCACGAGATCAGCCTGAACGACCACGGCGCCCTGCGCGACATTCGCGCCCGGGGTGTACGCGATGTCGTTGCCTTCCGCGATGAAATCTGCAATTGCCATTGTCTTTCCCTCTTTCGTTGGGTTCGTTCGTTGACGGGCTGGGCGGGGCCGCCACGACAGCGGGCCCCGCCCTTCCCGGTTTCAATCATCAGGCGCCGGCCATCTTCACGCCGCCGCGGTACTCCTGCTTCGACACGCCGAAGTCGTGGAAGCCGCGCATCTGGATGCCGAGCAGGTTGAAGTCCGCGTCGGCGGTCTCGACGGTCGGGGTCTCGACGCCGTTGAGGAACGCGACCTCGATCGTCGCGAGAGTCATCGGATCGGCGAGGAGATACCACGCCGTCGAGCTGTTGCCCGTGAGGGTCGCGTTCGACAGGTAGGCCGAGTACACCGAGGTGAACTTGCCCGCGTGGGGGTTCACGGTCGGGAACTTGGTCGACGCGGTCGTGTCGCGCAGCTCGGTCGAGTTCATCAGCGCCGCGGCGCGCGCGTTCAGCGCGGTCGGGACGAGGAGGATCGACGGAGCGATGCCGAGCGGCTGGCCGTCCGGATCGGTCTGGTCGAGGAACGCCTGCTCCGCCTGCGTCAGGGAGTCGATGCCGAGCGCGGTGCCCGCGCCCGTCTTCAGGCTGTTGTTGCCAGCTGTGAAGAAGGCCGAGTTGTCGAGGAACGCGCCCCAGAAGACCTTGTTCAGCTTCAGGGCCGCGCCGCGGCCGATGCGCTGCGGGAGCGCGGTCAGCGCGCCGAGGTCATCGTTGATGATGTCCTGGCGGGTGACGGCGAACATCTTGCCGTAGGTCTTCGCCTGATTCGTGTAGGTGGACTCGCCAGCCTCGCCGTGGGTCAGCTCGCCGTTCGGTGCGACCTCGTCGTACTCGAAGCCACCGTTGAGGCGGTACGAGCTGATCTGCTTGAAGTCGTTCACGCTGCGGATCGCGGCGATCGAGCGCCACGAGCTCTCGACGGCGTTGAAGCCTTCGAGCACGAACTTGTTCGCGACATTCGAGAGGATGCCTGGGAGCGCGAAGCCGCTGAAGCCTGCGCGCAGAACCTCGCGCTCGTGACCGCGGAAGGTGCGGCCCGAGTAGCCGTTCGCCCATGCGGCCTCGAGGAGGAGCTCCTGCAGGCCGATGCCGCGCTTGAAGCGCTTGTCGGCGGCCTCAAGGGTCGCGGCGTCGAAACGCTTCTCGACGCGCATGCCGCCGGCCTTGCAGAGCGCGGCGGTGAGCACCGCATCGCTCGGGGCCTCGTCGCCCTTGATGTGCGCGGCGGGCGCGCCCATCGTCGGACGCGACGCGCGGAGAGCCTCGAGCTCGGTCTTCTCCGAGGTCCAACCCTCGGCGATCGACTTAGCCTCGATCTCCGCGTTGCCGCCCGCAGCCTTGCGGACGGACGCGATGCGTGCAGACTCGGCAGCAGCGGCGGCGCGGATCTCGCTCACCGTTGCGGCCACATCCGCCGCGCCATTGGCGGCGGTGACTTCGTTCTTTTCAGCCATGTTCTTTCCCTCTTTCGGTTCTGCGGGCGACTCGCCCGCGTTCAGCGCGGCACACGCCGCAACGGATGCACTGGTGTTGTCGTCCGCTCCAAGCGCGACGAACGAGACCTCGGAAAGCGCCGAGGCCCTGACGATGTAGACGGGCCCCTTGAAGGTGCGGCCGTTGGCCTCAGCCTTCTCGCCCTTGTCGACGAACTCGACCTGCTTCGCGGAGGCGCCGATCGACGCCTGCCACGGGAAGCCGTTCGCGCTCGACTCGACCACCGAGCGCGCGCTGTCGCTCGCACCCGAGATCACGCCAGAGACGCGAAGCTCCGTGCGGTCGGCGAGCGCCTTGATCTCGACCGACTCCGTGTGGCCGACGATGCGCAGCGGGTCGTGCTGGAGCAGGATCGGGCGCGACTTCTTCGGCGCCGCCATGCCCGCGAGGTCGACCACGACGGGCACGCCCCAGCCGACATCCATCGCGCCGCCCGAGTACGCGAGCATCTTGAAGCCCTTGAGCTTCACCGACTCGCCGCCGTCAGCCGCCGCCTCGATGCGGTCGACCGCGTCGAACTCGACATCGCCGCACATGATGAACCTGTCGGGGTGATTACTCATTGTCGTTGTCCTCGTCCTTCACTGTTGCCGCGTCCGACTCGTCCATCGACAGACCGAGCTCCTCGATCAGCGCAAGCTCGCGCGCGCGCTGCCGAAGCTCCGTCTCCCAGTCCTTGCCCTGCTTCGCGTACTCGCTCGCAAGCGTGGTCGTGCCGTTCTCCAGCCGCTTCGCCTGCGCGTTCGCTTCCTTCAGCGGATCGACATGCTCCTGCCCGTCCCACATCCAGTCGTGCTCGAACGAAGCCGAGCGCAGCGGCGCCGGCACGAGGTCGGAGATCAGGATCGCCTCCGCGATCCACGCGGAGAACACGCGGTCGAGGACCGTGTCCGCCATGATCTGCTGCTCGATTCGCAGGCTCTTGTGATAGACCTGGTGGTCGAGCCGCCCGCTCGCGTAGTTGTACTTCGAGGAGTTGCCCGCAGCCACATTGAACGGCATGTTCAGGCACCGAGCGACCTCGTTCAAGATCTCGTTCTTGAACATCTCGTAGGTCGTGGTCGGCTGCTCCGCCTTGAGCTGGCCCATCTTCCACCCGGCGGGCATCGTCAGGAACGAGTTGCGCTCGACCTCGATCGTGTCCATCGGCTCGACATCGTCCGCCGTCTCGTTCGCGGGCGAGTCCGTGTACAGGACGCCAGCGTAGTTCGCAGCCGTCTCCGCGCACTCGATCACCGCCATCGTGTAGCGGCGCAGCTGGCCGAACAGGTAGAGCGCGGGCACCACATCGGGGATGCCGCGCAGCTGGCCGGGCCGCTCCGCGCGGTAGTAGTGGATCACCGACGCAGCGTCGATCCAGCGGCCGTGAGACTCGAGCGCGGCCATCGCCGCCGCCCCCGTCGAGGCCGATTGGCCCGTGTTGCCGGGGTGCTCCTTCAGCAGGAAATACCGCTTCGGGTTCCCGAAATCGTCGTACTCGATGCTCTGGACCTGCTCGCTCTCGACAAGGCGCAGGTCGAGCTTGATCGGGCCGCGCATCGCGTCGTTCTTCGCGAGCACCGCGAACACCTCGCCGCTCTCGGCGCGGCCAGTGCGGAGCAGGCGCATCTTGTCGGCGAGCCGAACCTCGTTCGCCCACGCGCTCCACGCCGCCTCGATGCGAGACGAAACCTCGCGCTCGTCAAGCGAGAGCTGGAGACGCGCACCGGTGCCGACCAAGTCGTTCGCCAGCGTAAGGACGATGCCCTTTGCGTAGGAGTTGTTCGCCACCTCGTAGCGGCAACGCTCGCGCAGGGTCTTCCGCACCGCGTCAGGGAGCGCCGCGACGGGCGAGTAGCCGTCCGCGCCCGCCCAGTGCTTCGCGTTCGCTGGCGTCTTCGCCGCGGCGTCGTACTTCGCGCGCACGACGGCACGACGAGGAGCGCGCGCAGGCGCGCCGCCGTTCTCGCCGCCGAAGATTCGCGAAAGGAAGCCCATCAGGTTGACCCCGGCGAGATGATCTTCTGCACGCGGAGGCCGCGGCTCTTCGTCTTCACCGCCGCCTTCGACGCGAGGTAGCGGTCGAGCTCGATCATGTCCTTGAGCGAGTGCTGCGAGACGCTGCCCGCATCGTTCGACGCCGAAGCGGGCGCCACCGCGGCATCGCGGATCGCCTTCTCGATGTCGATGTTGCTCGGAGTCGTGCTCAAAGCAGGTTCGTTTGCTCTCGGCGACGCCGACGAAGCGTCCCCACCCACCACTTCTTGACCGCAAGCCCCGCATCTTCACCGTCGAGATGCGCAACCCAAGCGACTTGGACGGCGTCCTCGCGCTCCGACTCCGGCACGAGCTTCAGTTCGAGCTCCAGCCGCTGCGAGTAGGACACGGGAGGCAAGCCATCCATCCTGTACCTACACGGCGAGAGGGCGAATCCGCCC